CCAAATTCCGCGAACATTTCGCGGCCAGACTCAAAGTTTAGAACGCTTTTTCGGTGCAATAGATCGTTTTGGCATATCTTATGCAGAAAAAAAAGAGAGACTTAATAGGACATCTTTGGAACAATACCCTGGAAACCAACGACTACGGAGGCGGCCATGGAATTCGGATTGGCGCGGATCTGGTGGGCGGTGGCGATACGCGGCGTGCTGGCCATTTTGTTCGGCTTGGTGGCTTTTTTCTGGCCGGGGCTAGCCTGGATGATTGTAGTCTACACCTTTGCGGCCTACGCCTTGATTGATGGCCTCTTTGCCCTTGGCTCGGTGTTAACGGGTCATGTGGGGGCCGCTCCCTGGTGGGCCTTGCTTCTGGAAGGCGTGGCCGGCATCGTGTTCGGTGTCCTGACGTTTCTCTGGCCTCTGGTTGCCATCCTCGACATGATGGTTTTGCTCTATTTCATCGCCGGCTGGTTGGTGGCCACAGGTATCTTCGAACTGCTCGCCGCCATTCGCTTGCGCCGCTATGTTCGCGGCGAATGGCTGCTTGCTCTCTCCGGCATTCTGTCGATCTTGCTAGGCATCGGCTTCGCTGTTTTTCCGACTGTGGGCTTATGGGTCATGGCCCTGTGGATCGGCGCTTACTCGATTGTTTTCGGAATCTTGCTGCTGGCCTTGGCCTTCCGGTTGCGGAGCATGGCTCGCTCAACCGGGTGGGCGTAAAGGAAGGACGAACAATAGCTCCCTGAAAAACTCCAAAATCCTCAAAAACTGCTCTCTTAACAACGCCTCTTCCCAGGGTAATATCGGAGTTGTGAACTCACCACAGCTACTCGCCCTGGCCCTCGATCCTTCCCGTATTCTCGAGGTCCGCGGCATTGCTCCCGACCCCTGGCAGCGAGTGCTTCTGTTGTCTAACGATCGGCAAATTCTGCTCAATTGCAGCAGACAATCGGGCAAATCCACGGTCGTCAGCGCCCTGGCCCTGCATACGGCGCTGTTTACGGCGGGGGCACTGGTGCTGCTGGTATCGCCGTCGCTGCGGCAGAGCACGGAGATTTTTCGCAAAGTGATTGACGCCTACAAGGCACTGGGTCGGCCACTACCGGCGCGGCAGCAGACGCAGCTGCGGTTAGAATTGGCCAACGGCTCGCGTGTCCTCTGTCTGCCCGGACGCGAAGGCACCATCCGCTCGTTCGGTGGCGTCCATCTGCTGGTGCTCGATGAGGCCGCCCGTATTCCCGATGACCTGTATCGCAGCGTGCGGCCGATGCTGGCGGTCTCGCAAGGCCGGCTCATCGCACTCAGTACACCGTTCGGCCAACGCGGCTGGTTCTGGCAAGAGTGGCAAAGCGATGGGCCGTGGAAGAAAATCTGCATCCCCTGGCAGGATTGTCCGCGCATCACGCCCCAGTTTATCGCCGAGGAAACCCGCGCGCTGGGGGTGTTGTGGGTACGACAAGAATACGAATGCTCATTTGTTGCCTTTGAAGGTCTTGTTTATCCTGATTTTGAGCAAGCGCTTGTGGACCATTGGCCGGAAGTCAGGGGGCGCCTGGTCGGCGGCATCGATTTCGGCTGGCGTAATCCGTTCGCGGCGGTGTGGGGCAAGCTCGATTGTAATGATGTGTTGTGGATTGCCGGCGAACGCTATCGCAAAGAGACGCCGCTGCATGAACATGCTGCGGCCTTGAAAGAACTCGGCGAGGTCACCTGGTATGCCGATCCTTCCGGCCGCACCGAGATCGAGGAATTGCGCGCCAGCGGCCTGGTGGTGCGGCGCGGCGACAATGACATTCGCTCTGGCATCGCCGCTGTGGCGGCGCGGCTGCGCACCGGCCGGCTCAAGGTGCGGCGCGCTGCCTGTCCTCATCTGCTGGCGGAAGCCCGGCTGTATCGCTATCCCACCGCTGCCGAACGCGCCCGGCGCGGCGAAAATCCGGTGGATGAGCATAATCACGCCTTGGGCGCTCTGCGTTATCTCATAGCGCGCCTGGATGCGCACTTCATCGCTCGCATGCGAAAGACCCAACCGCTCCCGGACCATCGCGGCCCCGACAAGAACATCGATTCCGAACACCTGTGGACGAGGCTTTCCTGATGCGCTCTTTGCTCGCCAAAACGTTGCTGCGGCTGGCCCAATGGGTGCGGCCCAAGAACATGCCCGCCGCGCTGACCGGAACGCAGTGGACCGGCACCAGCTTTGTCGATAGCTTTCGGCGCACCCGCCAGCCCACGCCCAACGAACTTCTCGCGGAATTGAAGAACACTGCCTGGACCTGCGCCAGCATCAACGCCGCCACGTGCGCCAATTATCCTCCACGTTTGTATGTTATTACCGAACACAATCAACCGCAACCAAAATGCATGGCCAAAGCGCTGTCGCCCTGGGCCGAGCGCCGCCTGCGGGCGCTGCCACACTTATCTTCGCGCATCAAAAGTGCCGCTCGCATCGAAGAGGTCACTGAGCATCCACTCTTGACGCTGCTGGAGCATGCCAATCCTGTTCACAATCAATTTGATCTCTGGGAGCTGACCACGCTGTATCAAGAGGTCCACGGCAGCGCCTACTGGTATCTTGATCGGGACCCGGTATTGGGCGTGCCGCGAGCCATATGGATTCTGCCATCGCAAAATATGACGCCGCGCCGCGAGCCGGGCAGCAAAAACCTTGTTGACTATTACCTCTATCGCAATGGCCGTAGCGAAGAGCGCTTCACTCCAGAACAGATCATTCACTTTTCCTATCCCGATCCTCGTGATCCGTACACCAGTGGCCTGTCGCCGTTGCGGGCTTGCTTCGAGCAGGCAGTTCTTACCAGCGACTATGCCGCGTTCAAAAAAGCCAAATTCGAGAACCATGCCATTCCCGACGCCATCATCGCGCCCGAAGAAGTCATGGGTGAAGAGGAGCGCGATCGCCTGGAAGCGCAGTGGAACAATCGCTTTCGCCGTGGCGGCACGGGTAAGGTGGTCGTGGCGGAGTCGTCGTTGAAAGTGTCGTTACTCAACCACTCGATGGGTGATCTTGCTGCTCTGGCGGACATGAAGGCGACGAAAGAGGACATTGCGAATGCGTTTCACGTGCCCATTGCCTTCCTGACCACGCAGACAAACCTGGCGAATTTGCAGGCATCCCAGAGCCAGCATATGAGCCTGGCGATCTCGCCGCGCCTGGAACGCCGCGACGAAAAGCTGAACGCTCAGCTGGTGCCGCTGTACGATCCGACGGGCCGATTGTTCCTGGCCAGCGAAGACCCGGTGCCGGTCGATCAAAACTTGCTGGTACAGCAACAGATCGCCGATTTGAAATATGGCGTGGTGTCGATCAATGAGGTTCGCAGCGAGCGCGGCCTGCCGCCGGTTCCCTGGGGCGATGTGCCCTGGCTGCCACTGTTGTGGGAACGCACCGACATGCCGCGACGCGCCGAACTGCCCAACACCGGACGCAATCGCTCCCCCCAAGGCGATACGCCCATCGCAGACAATCCGAAACTCGAACCACAACTTTCTAACGAATGAAAAACCCAGTGGGGAGCGCTCGCTCTCTGAGCACATCTCAGGAGGTTTACGTCCCCGCTCGGGACCTGGAACCTGGTATTTTCATGAGGTCCTCATGCCCAACTTTCTGCCTACCCACTATGGACCCGTCGAAGGACCGCTTGGTTTTCCCATGTCCGATCGCGCCGCCCAGACGCTGGACAGCCTGCTGAAAACACTGCCACGCAGTGCGGAGTATGAATATCGCCATTTGGTTACCACCAAGGCGCCGACCGAGATCAATCCCGGCCAGCGCAGCGATGTCAGCTGGATCAGCAGCGAAAGCCCTGACCGCAGCCGCGAAGTTGTCCTCGCCAAAGGTATGAACGATGCGCAGTTTGCGGCCAACCCAATCGTTACGCTCGGCCATGCCTACTATCTGCCGCCGGTCGGCAAATCGCTGTGGCGCAAGCGTGTCCGCGACGGCCAGCGTGTCGGCATCAAGGCCAAGACGATCTATCCTCCGCGGCCGGAAGTGTGGCCGGCACAAGATGCCTGGCCGCCAGACCAGGTGTTCGCCCTCATTCAGGCCGGTCTGTTGCAAGGCAAGTCGATCGGCTTCTTGCCAACCAAAGTACACGTGCCCGACAGTAAGGAAGTGCAGAAAAATGGCTGGGATAACAACGTCGATCTGGTCATCGATGAATGGCTGCTTTTGGAATATGCTTGTGTGTTTTTGCCGGCCAACCAGGACGCCCTGGTCGAAAGCGTTTCCAAGGGCAGCCTGGTCCTTAGCGAGGACGTGCTGCAAGCGTTGGGTTTGAACAAGCAGATATACGGCGACGGCGGCGGCACACAGGAACGCATCTTTGCCTTCACGGCGCTGGAAGAAATTCATAAGGCCGTCCTCGCTCAGATTGCGGCTATCGATTTTGAAGCATTGGCCCAAAAAACGATAAAAGAGACCTGGTACAAATCCATCGGCCGCGTGTAGTATACATTTGTTGACATATCGAAGCCATCCGGACGAATCGGTTGAGGACGACGCCAAGCGTTCCGCCGCTGCTGTCTGAGATGGACGGATGATTGCGTGCATTGTCACCCGTATCTGTAGACTTTTGCGAGCACCCCCATGTTTATCGAATTGCTCAATGATTTCCTCGGCAAAAAAGCTGGGGAACGCATCCATGTTGCCGAGGCGGAAGCTCGGCAGCTCATCGCCTCCGGCATCGCCAAGGCAGTCAGCGACGATCCGATCGGCCCGCTGGTGGCCAGAGCAATGGAGAGTGCCCTGTCCGGCTTCACGCGCGGTCTGGATACCATCATCACCGAAACGCTCAAACAATTCAGTCAGGCTCAGAGCTTGGCCCGCAAACATGCCGTGCCGGCACTCTTCGGCACCGGCGACAACGGCGATCCACGCAAATGCTTCGGCGATTGGCTCCTGGCCTGCGCCCGTAACGACGCCCGCTATCTGGAGAAACATTACGGCAGCAGCTTCGTGGCCTGGCAGACCAAGGCAGCGCTGTCTGAGTCGTCCGGTGTGACTGGCGGCTACACGGTGCCGCCGGAGTTTTTCGATCAGCTCATGGCCATTGTGGCCGAGTTGGCCTTCATCCGCCCGCGTGCCTTCGTCCTGCCGATGGCTGGTGCGAATTTGCAGATACCTTACCTCGATATTACCACCGTCCCGAGTGCTGGCGTATCGCCGTTCTTCGGTGGCCTGCAAATGTACTGGACTGCTGAGTCGCAGACACGCCTGGAAACGGAGCCGCAGTTCAAACAGCTGGAGCTAAAAGCCTGGGAACTGTCCGGCTACTGTGTCAGCAGCAATGTGCTCTTGCAAGACAGCGTTGTCGGCCTGGAAAAGTTTCTGATGACACTGTTTGCCAAGTCGATCGCCTGGTTCGAGGAGTACGCTTTCTTGCAAGGCAACGGCGCCGGTAAGCCGCAGGGAATGCTCACGGCCGGGGCCACACTGACCAAGACGCGCGATTACGCCAATCAGGTGACGTTCAACGACGTGACGACGATGTGGGCCAAGCTCTTGCCGTCGTCGTGGAGCACGGCCATCTGGGTGTTTTCGCCCAGCGTGGTGCCGCAGCTGTTGCAGCTCAAGGATGGAGCCAACCGGGCCATTTTCATCAGTATCGATCAGGGCGCGACGAAAACGCCGGTATGGTCGCTGCTGGGCCGGCCAGCCTTTCCCAGTGAGAAGCTGCCAGCCCTGGGCACCAAGGGTGATTTGATGTTGCTCGATCCGTCGCTGTACGTCATCGGCGACCGGCAACAAATCGAGATCGCCGCCTCGGAGCACGTGAATTTCCTCAAAAACCAGATGACCTGGCGCGTCGTCGAGCGCGTCGATGGGCAGCCGTGGATCGAGAAGCCCATTACGCTGCAAGACGGGACGACCCAGGTTTCGCCGTTTGTGGCCCTTAACTAACCATTCCTTCTGATTCTGAGCGGAGGGCATCCGTCCCCGCTCAGGAGTTTGACAATCCCTGCCTTTTTCAGGAGTTCCCATGTATACCGAACAACTCACCCAACGTCTGGGCATCGCCGCCCCGGTGGCGCCGCAGGTGCTGACCGGGACTGCGACCGCCAATTCGGGCAGCGTGGATCTGAGCAAGTTCCACCGCGCCCTCTTCCTCTTTCAGACCGGGACTTTCGGCGGCACCAATCCGACGCTGTCGGCGGTACTGCAAATTCAGGAGAGCGCCGATAATACGGCGTGGAACAACAACGTCACCATCCCCAGCGCCACCGTGACGACGGCCAGTAGCCAGGCAACGCTGGAAATCCGCGCCGACCAACTCGGCACCGGCAAGCGCTATGTCCGTCTTCAGGCTGCCTGTACGGTCGGCGGCACCAGTCCGACCATCCCTATCGCGGTCGTCGGCTTCGGCGATGAAGCCGCCCACAAACCGGGCAGCGCCTCCAATGACGCCAGCGTGGTCAGCCAAACCGTGATCTGATTGATCCTCACGCTCATGGAGCGCGTAGCGCTCCACGAGCCACTACCGGAGCAAGTCCATGACCAACGAAATCAATGTCAATCAAGATGTCGTCCTGTTGCCTTCGGCGACGCGCAATGGAGGAGGCAATATCAACTCTGCCGATCAGGACAACCCTTACTGGCGAGGTTGCGTGATTTATTTGAATATCACACAATCGAGCGGTACGGGCGGCCTGAAACTCGTGGTTCAGTTCAAAGACCCAGCCAGTGGCAATTATTACGGCTTATGGTCGGACCCAACGGTGCATAGTGCGGTAGGCACCTATGTGGCGATCTTGTATCCCAGTCCCAATTTGAGCCTGGATGGGACCGGCGGGGCTGTTTTACCGCGCACCTGGCGTGTGCAAATTCAACCCCAGGACAGCAGCAGTTATACCTATTCCGTGGGTTGTTCCATGCTTAAGTAAGCCAGGGGATAGACGATGACCGCCAAAGATCTCATTCCGATAAGCCGGGCTATGGATTCCCTTGGAGGAAGCCAGGGATCGAGCAACCTGATGCTTTCTGCCAACGAACAGCAAACCCTGGCTGACCTCATCACGAGTGTCTCCGATGCCATTGAGAAATATTGCAAGCGCCGCTTTCTCACACACCTTTATGATGAGCTGTACAACGGCTCGGGAGATAAAAGACTTCTCCTGCGCCAATATCCCATCCAGAGTGTGCAATCGGTGCGCTACATGCCTGTATTTGTGTGCCGGGTGGGCAACTTCAATATGACCCTGAATCAGCAGGCCAGGGTCCATATTACGGCAACGGGACTTCAATGCTGGCGATCAGCGAATGGAACGCCCTATACGGAAACGCTTCTCCCCTGGGCGTCTTATCCGACTTTGCAAAGCCTGATGAACGCCGTGACCGCCCTGGGCAACGGTTGGCAAGGCCAGGTTCTTTCCAGCGCGGCCTCGCAGTTTGCCGGCGATTATGGCAACTGGCCCTCGGCGGACCTGTATGTGCCCAATTCCTACGGCGATTCGCTGGAAGGTTCGGGCATCCAAACTTCCCAGGGCAATCTCAACGCCAGAGGAGTGTGGGCCGCGCTACTCATGCACACATATGAGCTTCAGGGCTATCAGTGGGATGCACGTGGCTGGCTGTTACGAGCCATTCCCTACACCGATCCAGAGTTGTTGCATCCCGAAGATCTTATATGGCCGGTGGGCGTGAATAATTTTCGCATCCAGTATACGGCCGGCTACACTACCGTCCCGGAGGCGGTGCAGGAAGCCTGCGCCGAGTGGGTGGCCGAATTATTTTGGCTGACCAAGCGCGATCCGGCTTTGCTCCATCAGGTGCCGTCGTCCGGATCGGCAAGCGGCTGGGGATCGTTGGCCTCGCTTCGCGCCCAGCCCCCACAGCATGTGCGGGCTTTGTTGGCTCCTTACAAGAGAATAATTGTCGGAAATAATCAGGGCTAGCTTATGCAGATCAAGGCCCGTAGATGTTTCGTCCCTCCCAGTCCGTCGCGCTGGGTAGCGCAAGTTTACTTGACGTGCGACAACATGATTGCCGTGGAGTTCCGGCATGGGCAACACGTCAAGAAAGTCTTGCCGTATGGCCCGGGAGCCTACCGGGGAACAGGCGGCTACCCCAGTGTGTGTTGCCTCTATCCCGGTACGCAAGGCGAATTGGCCGAAACGCTCTATAAGCTGGCTGAAGCCTGGAGCTATGGCGGCGAATGGGTTCATGCGTTCCTGTATAAGAAATTCAGTTACGTGCGCGTGGCCCCTCCGGATGTGTGTGGCGGGTGCAGTACTTCTTGTTCTCTGAGGCTTGACCCGGCCAATCCCACAGACGGCCAGACCGTCACGATCACCTGCACCATCACCAACACTGACGGCAGCCCAACCAAGGGCGACGCCCCCGAAGGCACGGTAACAATCTCGGTGGACGGGAACGCCATCTGTACGCAGACGTTGCCGGAAGATGAGCCAGATTCCAAGAACTATCAGACTGTCGCGTGTGGCTGGAGTGCTACCTGTGTCGGGGGAAACACCCACACCATTGAAGCTGTGTACACACCGTCCGCGCCAGATTTCGCGCCAACCCGCTGCTCGGCTTCCGTGACGGTGAACGACTGCAAGTGTTGTCCGAACGGCGAGCCGGCAACGCTCCATGCCACAATCAGCAACATCCAGAGTTCGGGGTCCGAGCCGTGCTTGGGGTTTGGCGGCACCTATCCACTGAATTACAGTTCTGGGCAAGGAGTTTGGATATATACCGGACCGCTTTTAGAAATAACTCTCCAATGTGGGACCAGTGTGAATCCCACCTGGGTGATTGGGGTATCTTGTTTGGCAGAAGGAGTGGTTACCGGCAGGGCGTCAGGTGGGCCGCAGTCGCAAAACTGTGACCCATTTCAGGTGGTTTACACCGGACTGTCCCTTGGGCCGTGCAACTGTTGCCCGGACGGCGGCACATTTGACGTGACGGTGACGCTATGAAGGACGTGCCATGCTTGTGCGATCGACGTAACGACATCCGTTGCGATCCGACGCATTGCGATCTCGCTGGTCCTGGCCAGGCGGGCAATCCCAACGAATGCCGCGTCTGCTGGCTGCGGCTGAAGAAAGTGAGCAGTGAGACAAAGGGGAGTGAGGAGAACCACAGGACTTCTCCTCTCGCTTCTGGGTCTGCTCGCCTCACTCGGATATTGCCCTGCCTGTACCTGGGTGAAGTCTTGGACAAACAGGGTTGTGCTTGTCCGGCCCGGTGGCTCCGAGCTTGTGCGATCCATAAAGTCTGCAATCTTCAGCAGTGCAAAATTTGTCCCGATTATGAGGAGACGTGACCCGAATGATTGCCTGGCCCTGGCACCCTCCGCCGGCCCCCAGCGTGGTGGACAATGCCGTCCAGGCCGGTCAAGCGGCGCTGCATGCCGCCTACCTGGCCGGCTTCAAGGATGGCCTTCTCGTGGCCGCGGCAGTGTTCTCTATCCTGCTCGTACTGTTTCAGAGATCAGAAGGCAGAGATCCGTGGCCAGCAAAATAATCGACTTCTGTCTTCTGATATCTATCTTCTGATCTCTACCTTCTGGAGGAGAGACGGATGCCCGTCGAAAAGCGCGACCTCATTCCGCAGCCCTTCAAGGGTGAAGTAACGGTGAAACTCGTTCTGCCTGATGAGGCGCTACGCCTGATGAAGGATCTTCATCAGGACCGGCAGAGCATTGCAGTCGGCGGATTGATTGTGATGGGTTGTGTGGCAGCTCTGGTTTTCAAACGTCTGTTGGCAAAGGACCAACCATGAATCAGCGCTTGTTGTTGGCCCTGCTCATCGGCGGGGTGCTAGTGTGGTGGTATCACGATCCTCAAGAGAGGATGCGGTCCGTCCCGGCGCCGCCGGCGCCTTCTCCGCCGATTACTCCCAAGCCGAAACCCAAGCCGGAGCCGAAAAAGCCTCGTCGGCCTTGTCCCGGCCCTGGCCCTTGTCCCCTGGAAGACAAGGAGGCCGGCGGTCGGCCGGTTGAAGGCGGGCCGGTTTCGCCGGATGGCGCGGTCGAACTGGTTTGCGATTTGCCAGCTTCGGAGCGCAAGAAAAACATCGCCAGCCAGGGGCTGGGCTGTTGTGTCTTCCGCTCCATCGATTATGCGGCCCGCTGGCAGCAGGTGCCGGAGCTGTACGATTTGCCGGAGCAGTTGGTGCAAGCCGGCATCCCCGGCGGGGGCTACCCCGAAAAAGTCGATGAGGTGCTGGCGCGCTTTGGCCCGGGAGTGTCCTATCTTCAGGACACCAGCGGCGATGCCGACATTCTGGAAGCAATTCTCAAAACCGGACGCATGCCCTGTGTAACGTACAGCGGCCGAGATTGCCACTACGCCGGCAGCATTTCCCACATGGTTTGCCTGCCCTATTTCGATCGGCAAACCGGCTGGGCCTGTATCAGCGATAATAACTATCCTGGAAATTCTGAATTTGTCTGGATGGCTCCCGATGAGTTCCTGAAACGCTGGAAAGGCGGCGGAGGCGGCTGGGTGTTCGCTTTGTTGGCACCGCCTCCGCCTCTTCCTCCACACAATTGAGGTTCCCATGCGAGTGATGATCTCCCTTATTGTCTGTTTGCTGGCGGCGCTTCCGGCGCTGGCCGGCTACGAATGGCACACGTTTCCCGATGACGCCGACCAACTTTCCCTGTGGCGCGACGGCCGGCAGTTGGGCAATTGGCGCATCTCGACCCGCGAGTATTTGCCGCTCGTGGCGCCTGGTACCTGGGGCGATCCGTGTCCGCCGCCCTATCCGCCGCCACAAGACGTGATAGCGCCGGGAAAGGTCGAGTTGGACGGCACGATCAATTTCGGACTCGAACGAGCGTGTCTGCCCGCCGCCGGTAAGCACTTGCTCAACGGCAAGGAAGTCAGCAAGGACGAATTGCTGCAAGCGCTCGGCCCGTTACGGCTGACCGATGACAGCCAGTGGCCATCGCTCACCATCATCGGCCCAGAGGCAGCGCGGCACAAAGTCTTGAGCGATCTGCAAAGTTCGCCATTCTTGGCACCCTGGAAAGACCGTCTCAAAGTACAAGATTATGCACCCGACCACTGGGCTGTCCGGGACGCCGGTTTTGTCACCACAGGGCAACCGACCATCTATTGCCAAGCACCGGACGGCACCGTGCTGCACCGGCAGGACGAATACCGGGGTCCCGCCGCACTGGCCGAAGTCCTGCGTCAAGTGGACCCGCACTACCAACCGGAGAAAGACCCTGATTTGAACAAGGGCTGGACCAGCATCCCCTGGCCCCTCTTGATCAGTGGGGTGATGCTCCTCTTTCTTCTTTTGGGAAAGGATGAGAAACGATGACTGTGGAATCGCTGTTGATTTATGGACTCGCCGCCGCCAGCGGCTGGCTGCTGCGTCATTTCGGCGTGGGAGCGGGAATCAAAATGCCCGCTGGGACACCAGGTGGGACCGGCGGCGCGCCGGTCAGTGGGACCGGCCGGTTGTCCGTGATGGCAACCCTCAAGGCCGACATCGATCAGATTGTCAAATCCGCCGTCGAGGCAGCCGTGAAGCAGGCCATCGACGATATTAAGAGCGCGGCTATCCCGCAATCACCGAGGCAAGCATCATGAAACCGATTCGCAATCGCATCAAGGACCATCGCCGCGTCCGGGCCGGCGACCTGGTGCCGCACGAGCTGAACCCGCGCCGGCACACCGAAGCCCAGCGCGCTGCCTTGACCGCGCTCTACGAGGAAATCGGCTTTGCCCGGTCGCTGTTGGCTTATGAGCTGCCGGACGGACGTTTGAAGCTTATCGACGGCCATCTGCGTCAAGACATGGCGCCGGATATGGAAGTCGATGTCGAGGTACTGAATGTCAATGATGCCGAGGCCCGCGCGTTGCTGCTGTCACTCGATCCACTGGCGCAGCTGGCCGACTACGATCCAAAGGCGCTCGATCACTTGCGGGACGTGACCCGCACCGACTCGGATGCTCTCGCCAATCTGTGGGCATCGGTCGGCCGCGCCAACGCCGAGGTCGAGGAAACACTGGCCGCCGTGCGCTCCCCGCCCGACAAGGACCGAGACATTCCCGAACAATTTCTCCTCCTTATCGAATGCGCTGATGAGGCAACGCAGATGGAATTGTTGCAGCGCTTTCAGAACGAAGGATTGAAGTGCAAAGCGCTGGTGTCGTGAGAGAAATCGGTTCGGACGAATTTATGGATAAATTAGATAGAACGATTCGTATTATGACAAAATACAACGATTCGACATTCTTTCGAAAGAAAGCCTTCTATGGCAAAGTCTTCTATGGGACCGGGGTTTCTTTGAGATCCTCTGGGCAACAGCCCTTCTTCCTTCTTCCCTTCAGAGCAAGGGCCAGCGGGCATCAACTTTTGGCGGCACAAGAGTCTGGGCGAACGGAGCGCAGAACAAAGAGTTCAGCCTACGTTCCCCTGGTGACAAACAATCCCGCCGATTGCGCGGATGGGGATGGCTTGACAATCCTTTCGGGGACAAAGCCCTGAGCTATTTGGTTCGGCTTGTTGTTCCTTCCTTTCACTCCCCAGCTTGTCGGGAGTTAGATGAAAGTCTATGCACACAACCATTACTGTAGAATCCGCTATCGCCGAATCGGCCCGCGTTGCCCAACTGCGCGGCATGTTCGATCTGGCCTGGGAGAAAACCTCGCGTCTGGAGTGGAAGGTTTGCCTTCCGCTCGACGAACGCCCGTGGAACATCGGTCTCCTTACAGGGCCCTCCGGCTGCGGTAAAAGCACTATCGCCCGACACTTCTGGCGAGATCACATCCACCGTGATTTTGCCTGGCCACGAGACGCCGCCCTCTTGGACGGCTTTCCCAAGGGGCTATCGATCAAGGATATAACAGCTCTGTTATCAGCGGTAGGTTTTTCGTCGCCACCGGCGTGGCTGCGGCCGTTTCACGTTCTCTCGACCGGCCAACAGTTCCGGGTCACTCTCGCTCGTCTGCTCGCTGAAGCGCCGGAGCTGGCGGTCCTGGATGAATACACCAGTGTCGTTGATCGCACCGTGGCGCAGATCGGCTCGGCGGCGCTGGCCAAAGTCGTCCGTCAGCGCGGCCAACGCTTCATCGCCGTGACTTGCCATGACGACGTGGAAGCATGGCTGCAACCGGATTGGGTGTATCGTCCCGCCGAGAGCGCCTTTACCTGGAGGTGTCTTCAACGACGGCCGGCCATCTCCCTCGCCGTCGTTCGTTGCCAGGCATCGGCGTGGCGGCTTTTCGCTCCGCATCACTATTTGAGTGCCGCGCTCAATCCGAGCGCCGTTTGCTTTCTGGCCAGCTGGGGCGAGCAGCCGGTCGCCTTCAGCGCCTGGCTGCCGTTTATCGGCGCGGGGCCGCCGACGCGGCGGGAGCACCGCACGGTCACGCTGCCGGATTTTCAAGGCGTCGGCATCGGCAACGCCCTGTCGGCGCTGATCGCCTCGCTGTGGAAAGCGCTCGGCTATCGGGCGCTTTCGACGACGACGCATCCGGCCATGATGCGAGCACGGCAGAAATCGCTGCACTGGCGCCTGCGCCGGCCGCCGTCGTTGGTCGGCCGCGAGCGCCGCCTGAAAAAACTCCAGCACGCCACGACGCGTCTCACGGCTGGATTTGAGTATATCGGTCCCGCTCTGCCGCGCCGGCTGGCGCGGCTGCTACTGGCCTCGTGAGTATTCTACATGGCTCGCGCCCGTTATCGTCTGACGCTGGCCCTGCAGGAAAAGATCGCCGCTTTCATCCGCGCCGGCGGATTCGCCCACGTCGCGGCGGAAGCAGCCGGCCTGCCGCGCGAATTGTTCACGCGCTGGCTGACGCGGGGCGAACGCGCGGATGCCCCGGCCAACTATCGTGCCTTCGCACGGGCCATCCGCGAAGCTGAGGCGCAGGCACGTCTACAAGCGGAGCTGAACGTTCGCAAAGACAAACCGCTCGATTGGCTCAAGTCTGGCCCCGGCAAAGCCAGCGCCGACAATCCCGGCTGGGGCAATCCCGGCAAGACCGGCGGAACAGAGATCGAACGCACCCAAGTGTGGAGCGAGATGCTGCACCTGTTCGGCCGCTGCGCCGAACAGCTGGCCGCTTATCCCGATGCCCGCGCCGCTCTATCCGCCTGGCTCGCTGCCCTGCCGCAGGACGAAAAATAATCGCAAAATGGCACTATTTGGCACGAATTGACGTATCAATAAGCTCTTGATTATCTGCCTTATTTAGTGAACAATAGTATATATAAGGCTTGATCTCGTTTCCTTCCGCTCGCAGGGCCCACAAGGGCGTAAGCAAGCGCCTTACGGGTACTGCGAGTCGGTAAAACCATGCCCCGTAGGAGATCCCATGCACCTCGAAGCTATACCCATGCAGTTTGTCGCTCTCACCGATGGCGTCCTCAACGGCGAGGAACACGTCCTTCTGTTTGTGGAGAACGCCAACCTGCGTCGACCGTGCGGCCTGGCCCTGAGCCTCGCCGACGCTGCCGCGCTCTCGATCGCCTTGCACAACATCCTCCCCGAAGCACGGCAGATCCAAGAACGGATCTGCGCGCGGAACTGCCCCCTGCCCCTCAGCCCCACCGCACTATGACACTCTTATCC